ATATAATGTTTCCCATAACCTATGGGTATCCGCCCCATTTCCTTCAGGACAAAAAACGAATACATGATTATAAATATTGGTCAAAAACTGTTTTACTTTCACAACTCTATGCCCTCCTTCCGCTGTTACCCACTTTTTTGTATCAAATAAATTATAAAGAAGCTGCCTTTTCTCAGGATTAGTTTTAATAAGACAACATAAATATGCAAGATTTTTAATTTTTTTAGGTGTTTTAAGTAAACTAGATATTATAATTTTTTTAGATTCAAACAATTTACCATTCCAGATTTCATTCTGTAAACCTATTGGAATACATTCTATTTTGGGATGTTTACAACATACATTCTGAGCATAAAGTTTTACAACATTGTCAGGAATTTTAAAAGACGCATCAATATTAACATCATGATTATGAGATATTATAACAAATTTTTGAGGTAAATGTTCAATAATTCTTAACAATTTAGGAAGATAAATAGTATGTGTATAAACAATATTTTTATTTTTTAATTTCTCTGGCTCAAAAGTATTGGGATACATATAATAATCATCAGGGGCTTTTATAAAAGGAGTATATACAAAATCAGCAATATCTTTAAATTTTTCACCCTGCAACCAATCTCTCCCTCCTTTCTTTACAACCCATGAAACTTCCCAATAATGAATGGCATATGATTTAGATGTTGTATATTCCAAAGGAGGTTTACCTTCAACTTGATATTTATTAGGATAAGGATAAAAATATTCAGTAGGCATTGCCACGATATCTTGTTCATGTCCTTTTACTACATTAAAAAAACAATTGGTTACAAAATACGCCCCTGTAGCAGATAAAATATCAAAATGAATTTGAGTGGAAGACACTCCTTTTAAATTATCTAATATTTTTTGAAGAATAAAATGTTTGGGAGTACTCATTATAAGTCCTGTATATAACTCAACAACCGAAGAATACCCTATTGATATTACAAAACTGAATTTTCTGAATTCATCAAAAGATTTTAAACATTCAAAATCAGTATCTATATATAAACCCCCATATTCATATAATATCCAATACCTTAAAATATCACTTCTAGCACCAAAACTTGGAGTTTCATAAAAAAGATTTTTAAAGGGAAAATCTGTAAGTTCTTCAACTTCTTTATCCGTCCATAATTTATATTCCCAATCAGGATGAAATTTTTTCCAGGTTTCACTCCATTCTTTATATTTTGAAGGTAGTGGTTTATCCCCAACCCAGATCTGATGAATTATTTTAGGAATTTTATCTTCTTGGGTTTTATAAAATCCAGAAGCAAAATTGTTTTCAAATAAACATTCTACAATTCTCCATCGAGAATTATTCTTATACATATTTTCATTATAAGCATACGTTTTAGATACTATATCAAAAAATTCACCCATTTTGATATTTTTTATAAAAAGCATCCCCCCATCCAGCCTTTGTCATATGGGTCTTAACCCTTATAAAATCATATCTTTTTAAATATTCGTCTATCTCCGAAAGCAGACTACATCCTTCATAAACATATTCTGTATTAACTTCTGTATAAATATAATCAAAATATTTAATATAATCACCAGCACTCCTAATCACATTTAATTCTACCCCCTGCACATCAATATTCAAAAAATTAAAATCATCAACTTTTATAAAACTGAAAATTTTATCAAGACGTACCAATTCTACCTTTTCTGTACTCACATATTTAACATCAGGATGATGTTTGGCGTGGGTCCCTAAAGGTAACAATGAAGATGACTGCCCATCATTACTGGCAATATACAACTTAGCCACCTCTAAAGTATCATGAACCCCCCTGTTATAAGGTATCTGATCTGGAAAATTTTCCAAATTTTTAACAAGACGTTCATATACAGACTTACTGGGTTCAAACCATATCACAGGAGAAAACCCCATCTTACGATACCAGTGTCTTTCTTCTCCTTCATGTGCCCCCACATGAATAGCCCCTTTACGTATTTTTATATATTTATCAAGAGATGTGATCAACATAATCATAAATTTTAATCCATTCTTTTGGATATCTTAAATTTTCAGATATCTCTAAACTATCCCCCAAATAATGTCGTGGACATATAACTTTTTTATTTTCATTTTCGTTTAAAAACGCCGCCCACCAACTAAATGTACTATTTGCTATAATATTATTTTCACAATACCTCATCAACTGCATACATAAGTAATCATCTAAATCCACAAAATAAATATTTCTGTTAAAATAATCGGATTTAAAAATTTTTCTGCACCACTCTAAATCATCACTAAATATGTACAAATCATATTTTTTATCAAAATATTGTAAAGCATCAAAAAAATAAGAAGGACACAATACTCCATATTTATGTGTAGTATGTGTGAAATAATCCCCTCTCCTTATGTGTAAGGATATACAATTTCCTTTTAAAATACTCTTTTCATATTTTAAATATTCCTCTGTATAATATTCCTTTTTAACAGTGAATTGTTCTCTTAAATCAGGTAAAATATCTATATAATATTTGTAATACTGCCAGTATCCTTCAAAAAATGCCTCTGTTTTTAATTCTAAAACTTTTTCATCATATCCTATTTTATTTTCTTTTACCAGAGTCATACCATTTCTTTTGGTATCTTTCAAAAAAACAGGATGTTTTACATTAAATTTATCCAATCTAAAAGGACGAGGATAAGGTCCTTTCAAACATTTACCATCTGCGTAATAGGAAACATCAAATACAACTTCTTTATTTCTCTTCAGTAAAGACATTCCAAAAGCATACTGAAACATTTGATTACCCAAACCACCATATATTCTAACAATGTTCATAATTTAACTATTATCAAATAAAAGTTCTTTAATACTCATTTTAGGAAATTGTGTGATTGCACTATCAGGAGAAGCATTTATTATTTCAACCCCCAATCGTTTGGCATCCTTAGCAATGAATTCAAATCCCCTTAAATGTCTTTGAAAAGGTAATTTCATCATTTTTTTAGGATTGTCATATACTCCTTTACCATATAAATCATGCCAATGCTGACGTTTATCTTCACTTAATTTCATATCAAACCCCACAAGAATAATACGTTTAGCACCGGCATGTACAGCCATACTTATAGCTGCCGCACCACTATTTCCATTCCAACTAACATTATAAGGACTTTCAGAAATACCTCTAGGACGATTTCGTTCTCGTCCCAATACTTTTACCCATGCCCTATCTTTATCAGGAATAGAACAACAACATACTTTTAAACCAGGAAATTTTAAGAGAGCTTGTCTATATCTAAGAAAAAATGGACTATCCCCAAAAAAGACAACATCTATCCAATCACCTATTAGAAAGGTAACATTAATCCCAATTACATGACAATTATGAATTGGTTTTAAATAATCAGAATAAACACTTGGGGGAAGCTCCTTCTTAACAACTTTATTAACTATTTCTTTTGGTATTAAAAACTGTTCTGTTAATGAAGGCCCCCCACCAAGTATCCATACATCACCACCTTCCCACATGGGGGGAACTCTCCATAACTTCATGTTTCTAAATCATGCTTTAACTGTTCAGCAACATCCTTTCTTAAAGCTTTCTCATTAATTGGCTTCCCTGTCTGAGCATTTACTACATCAAACCAAGAATTACTATTCCCACGTGGCACCACAAGGTACTTGGGGACCGCCTGTTCTATTTCTTTTTTTTCTTCCTCAGGAAGTTTTTTAACTTCATTTACTCCCTGAAATCCATCACCATCAAGATTACTCCAAGTAGTACCTAAAGGTATAATAACATTCCTTAAAGAAGCGGGGATTTCTTCTTTTTTCGCCGTGAAAACTTCATTGGGTTTGATTATTTTCCCATTAAGTCTCAAAGACCCTCCCCCTATCTTTTTAAATTGAAAAACATTATTTTCCATAATGCTATATTTTGAATTTAAAAATTAAAACACTTGATTAGTGTGTATAAATTTTATTAAGTTGTATAATGAACTATTCCTGATTTCCCATTCTGATCACTACGAATCTGGGGGACCTGAATAGTCATTACCTTATATTTATAAACCATTCCACCTTCAGTAGACCATTCTACATTCTGCAAATCAAACCCTTTAACAAGACGAACCACATCAGGAGTCATCTGCACAAGTAAAACATTGTCAGTCTCAAGTGTGTCAATGACTTTTACACCCTTGATTCCTTCAAGTTTCTTTATCCTTTCAAGAATCGTAGTTCCTGGTGTTACAGTATCATAATCCTTGTAAAGAACTGTCTGATATGCAGTTGGGACGTATAATACCCAAGGTCCATAATGATAAGCATCTATAGAATCCTGAATCATATTTATAACATCCTTCAGAATGGTAGCACCTGTTGCACTTGAACTTGTCCATGCATAGGTAAGTGTACCTGTATTTCTATCAGGATGGTTTACATAAGAATATATTGTATTCCTATTTCTTTCATCCTTTTCACCATAACTGAAGGTAACATCAGTAAATAACATATCCTCAAGTTTCTCTTTCACCTTCCTTGCGGCATGTTCAGCAGCCGTAGTATCAAGTGGGTTACCAAGTCCTCTACTAGCTGCCAGTTCCCTTGCAGTAAATTCATAATCAGCATGAACTATTGGGATTGGCAAATAGTTGTACTGGAATTTTGGTCTATCAGCAGGACCTCTGGTCACCCCATCCATTGAAACAACAGCTGCCATAGAATCACTGATATCATGCCATTCCAGAATGGTAGTTCCCAATGCATTACCAAGATTATAAACAAGTCCATTTGCAACAAGATCATCTATTCCACCAAGACGATATCTGGCGGCCTGAAGAATAGCATCATCAAGAGCCTTCCATTCATCACGCCTAAGTGTTCCATGTACATTAGGTGGATTTACTATTGTGCGATAGCTTTCTGGTTTCTTGGGGTCCCCACCTACATAAACAGTTATGCAGGTGCGACCTTTACTATCTATATAAGGACGTCTTGCCCCTACATCAAATCCACCAGATCTAACAAGATATTGAGCTACCTCTCCTATTCCACCATCTAGTCCTAAAATATCAACTGAAACATTACTCATCGTTTTTCCTCCTTCTCTTTTAAAATTAGACAAATCTAACTCTCAAAAACTGTCTGGTCGGATAGGATTCCGATTCAGAAACTGACAGATTGTAAAGATTCAAAGCTTCAAGTGCCTGGGCAACAATTCTCAAAGGTTTGATGGAAACCTCGGCAGCTGCAGAACCTTCAGAAGCTTCCTGTGCCCTATGTTTTCTGAAATATCCATCACCATTACTTTCAAGAAAATCACCTATGGCAACATTTTCCTCATCTGCCAGCAATACATAACCTTCATCACCCCTTCCAGGAATCCATACTTTAACAATATCCCCAGCTACATAAGCATCAAGAATATCTTTACCTTGTAAAGAATCTTCCAGAGCTATCATCGGAATAGCATTACCTCCAGCAGTAGCATGCTTTTGTATTGTAGAATATCCTGAACGAGGTTCTACTAGCATGCCTGGATAAATAGTTTCGTATGCTTCGTACTCTACGATAACATCCGAATAATTTTTCAATTTAATTGTATTATAAGCCATCTTTCTTCCTCCTATTTTTATTTAAATTAACTTACACCTATAGGATATAAAGGCTCCACATCTTTTAAACCTACATTGACATTAAATCCTCCAGCTGCCAATGTATAGTCAACAGATGACTGTGCTTTTACCACAGACTCATGAAGCCTTTTCAAAACATCATCCTTCATTCCATTTAAAACATCATCAGGCCACTGTTCCTTTGAAGTATTGGCTTGAATTTCAGAAATCATCTTATCCCTTCTCTGTTTTAGCTCCTGCTTATAAGCTTCAAGCATGGCTTTTTCTTCATCAGAAATAGCATTCACCTGAACAACTTTTTCCTTTTCAATAACCACAGGAGTCAACTTATCAAGAAGTTCCTCACTCAATCCTTCAAGGAAAGGCCTGTCACACTCCGTCCAACGTCCATTACTGTTGGCAATCAGAGCATCAATCTTTCCTTTTTTGTTCTCATCCATTTTACTATCTCCTCCATTTTTAAATTTTGTACGACTTAAATTAACATTTACATAATCCACCTTCTTGGTGACTTCTACAGGTTCTCCTACGAATTTGACTTTCCCGCCTTCAAATTCATAGTTTTGCCTGTAATATTGTGTTCCATTGGAACTTTCTTTAGCATAAATAACATAATTATCAAATATCCCTTCTACATAAAACCATTCACTAGAATTAGGTTTACATAGACCCCTTACGATAGATTCAATAGATCGAATCCTTGTCAATAATTCTTCGGAAAAAGAATTAGAAACAAGTTCTTTTGTAGCCTCCTCAAAACCTTCAGTATCAATTCCGAAGTGTTTAGCTTTGGCAATTATTTTTCTTCTTGCCTTCTTTTTTTCCTCAATTGAAACTCCTTTCACTTGATTGAACCTCGCCATCGCATTCCTCACATGAGCCTCATCGAATATGGGCAACTTGCTTTCACTCGGAGGATCACGTGATATCGCATAGAACTCCTCAACACTCATGCCGAGTTCTTTGCGTTTTTCTTCCATTGCACTTACTTTCTCATTTATTTCCATATCATCCATATTTTGATTTACACCTAATCCACATCCATCTTTCACAGAACACGCCCCTACATAACCTGAAAGAATTGCAAGATGGTCAGGCCTATGATTTCTTGCTATAGCCCTGTAATTTTTACCATTATATTCTCCTTCTTCTTCCCCCTCATCCACATAAACCCCAACACTAACTTCAAGTACTTCACCATCATAAATCTTTTCAAGTATCTCAGGAGCCACCTCACTCAATTTATTTTCATTAAGCCATACCTCAGCCTTAAGCTTATTATCCTCCACAATAGTATTATATACTCTACCAACCACCTGTTTATCCACCACATCAGGATAATTGGCAGATATATATGTTCCATCCTCCTGAGGATGGTTAATCACAACAGGTATACCATTCCATGACTCAGGATATTTACCCAAATCTTCTATTTTATGTAACAATGGTCCATAACTTCCATGATGCACACCCTCAACCATCATTACCACAGGGACGATAATGGTAGCCTCCCCCTGGTGAACGGTAAACCTTATTTCATAATCCCCCTGCTTGTTTCTCTGATAAGCATAATACCTGGCAGAATTCCCAACTACACCATTAGCCTGCCTTATGGCGCTAGCAGCACACTCTTCCTCCGACCCACCTTTTTCCATACAACGCTTGAGAACAGAATTGGCAATGCGTACCCATTGTCTCTTCTGTTTTTCAGTGAGTCCTTTCTTGTGTCTATCAACATCATCTATACCCCACGGCATCTTTCTTTTAATTTAAGAGTTTAAGACAAAAAAATCCTAAATTTCATCACAAATATATAAAATTTTTTAATTTATTCAAATTCTTTAATCTTTTACTAATGCTGGCAGTATAATACAACGACATTGGGGGTGGAGGGGTATCATACCTTCTACCTCATCCAAAGTAAAAATTTTACCTTCCAATTTATGGCACTCCCCACACACACGTTCATCCCCCGCTGTCAACCATTCTGCAACAATTCTCACTCCTTCCACACTCCATTCACGATAAACATTTACCATTGCCAGATGATGAGCCCTTATCAGTTCAGTCCTTGCAAGCATCAATGCTCTCCTTTCTGCGGGAATAAATCTTCCCAGAGTATCCGTAATACCTAAACTACCCATATTAGTCCCATCTATCGTAGCCACTAACTTCCTGGCTAGTAGACGTGGACCATCTCCATCCGCTAAACCCTGTGCAAGAACTTGACTGATCTGAGTACTCATCTGGCTTGTAATACCTTTCAACTCCGAAAACACACGTGTATATATCAAAGCTAATGTCCCCACGTGTACAGGAACGTTCAATGAAGCTTCTATTGTTTTCCATTCTTCTTCTGATATTTTATAATTAGACTTTTTTAATTCCTGCTTAGCCCTCATCAAACCTCTCTTATATGTATCCACTACATATTTATTATACCATACTGATTTACCTGATCTGACTGCTTCTTCAATATCTCTTACTGTCAAAATACCATCCTTTACCTGCTGGTCCAACCACTTTAAAAATTCATTTATCTTTTGTTCATCACGAACAAATGCAAATGCCCTCCATCCTGCCGGCGCATTCTGATGCAATACTATAGAAGATAACCCAAAACAATCATTCTTTACTACACTCTCTACAATAACATTTTTTAATGACTTAAACCGACTTTTTACCTCACGGGCAAAAGCATTCCTCTGACGTGTGGTATGAGTCGGGTCATATCTTGTAATCTTTTGATATGTATTAATCGTTTCCGTTACCACTGACTTTCTTTAATATTTGTTCTTTATTAATTTCATCATCTTCTTCTGGCAGTAAATCATCCTGTTCTTCCTCAATCTCCTTTTCTCTCATCTGATGAATTAACTCAATCTGATCTTGAGTAAACCCAAGGCAGAACTCAAGGAATGCATCAACAGGAACAACATCCTGTTCACTTATATTATAAGTATATTCACGTATTGCACCAGCACGCTTCATACCTATCTCTACACGAGCCATCTCACTCTGTGCATACGGGTCAGCCCACTTAACAGAATATGTTCCTGTAACAGGTTTGGGTAATATACCATACTCAATACATTTATCAACAAACGGTCTTACTATTGCCACCTCGGCAAATTCCTCTCGCCTTGCCTGTATATAAGAAAGCCACTGTATCCAATCCTGTGAACTTGCCAACTCTCCACGTTCACTACCAACAAGTATCCTTATTGGAATGGATGTTACGGCAGAAATCATTTTTAATAATGAATCCACATGAGATGACGGGTCCGCTATCTGTTGTTCCAAAGCTGATATCTCAATACCTTCATTAATTAAAAATCGTCTTAGATTATGCTCAAACTCATCTATCTGGTCTTTTAAATCTGCCTCCGCTGCCGGCGTCATCTGATAATCCTTATCTACCTTCCCCTGATAACCAGGGCGGGCACCACGCCAAAACATTTCCGCATCACCCCCTACAACCTTTTCAAGGTCCATTAACCTGTTATAAATGGCTTCAAGTCGTGGAATACCATAAATCTCACTTTCAAGAGGATCTTCAACCACATGTATCACTCTTGTATAATGAACTTTTATTGATGATGCAATATTGTTACTTTCTACATCATTAACACTTATATCATAAATTTCAGGCATCCCATATCTTGGATTACTACTATCCGATACAAATGATGATATCTGTGCAGATTTACTGCTGAATGGTTTTACATAATCCAATCTCAATTTTACATTTTTATTAACAGGTCTCTCAAAATCTTCTTTTTTCTTAACATCATTTAAACCCAATAATAATACTCCATAAGACCCTATACCTGTTAATCTATCACATCTTGCAAATTTTGATTTTAAACTCAATCTTTTATCAAGTTCTCTCCACGCCTTCTCAAGCGGGGTATCCTCTTTCTCACCTGATTCCAAAATCTCTAGTGGACCCTGCCACGTGGCTTTTACAGGACGGTCTATAACTGCCTTAGCTATATCCTGACGCAAATAACGACTTAAAAATTCTTCAAATGTAATCTCAGTCTCAGGATAACCTAACGCTTTATATAAATTCCTATCAGTTCCATACTGATACCCCATCCTTGATGCCAGTATAGCCCTTGACACAAGTTCAGAAAGTGTATGAAGACGAGAAGTATTTAAATTACTCTCCTTCCTCACTTCTTTATTATTTGGCATTCTTATCATGATTCCTTTTCTTTAACCATTCATCAATATCATCCAAATTAAATACCACATACAAAAATACTATAAATAGTACGAACACCGTTGTAATACTTATAATCCCAACTATTTGAAGTATCACCTTCCATATTACATCTCTCTCAAATTTATTAAATCCAATATATGTCCTATCTGTTCTCGGACAACATCACGCTGTTCTTCCGACAGCACAGTAGTTTCTCTAAAACCAATACCAAGAAATCCTTCCTCAATACCATTCCTCTGCCTAATCAGGAACAAATATAAGGCTTTAAAACCATATTTCTTCATGTCCTCCTTCAAATTCTGGTCTAAACAATCCTCTATATCTGAAACACAATATATCTCTTGAGCTATTAACCCCTCAAAAGCTATACAATATCTGGAGTTCATTGTCCCAACAAACGTATCCATCATTGGTCTGTCACCACCAGCAGTTTCATGTGTTATCGTGAATTTCTTCATCCTCAATCCATTAGCAAATATCCCACCATCATGGTATCTACCTATGAAAACTTTTAAAGCATATAATTCATATTTTAAACGTATGATAATTCGATAAATCTCGGCATCACAATACACTTCCCGCTTCAGTGGAACTTCAAGTGGCTGAACGGTTTTTAAAATAGGTGAATTGAGAAATTTCTGGGCTATACGGTAAAGTACCAACAGAGCCACCAAAACAATTAAACCAAAAACTATCTGTGTTATCGCTGTTACCATAATCGTCTTACTTTAATTCTTGCTGAATCAATAAATTGTTTTCTAAGTATGCTGTCCCTTTCAAATTTTTTTTTAATTGTTCATCAATTCGATTCATATACTCAATTAAAACATCATATTTTTTATCTTGCTGAAGATGTTTACGATAACTTTCATCGAGAGCATTAATTATTGTTGACTGTTTGTCCACCACCTGCTTAATATCTTCCACCGTTTGTTTTGTCCCCCGTATCTCAAAGATGATTATGGAATCGTTACGGCTCATCGTTGAAAGAGTGCTTTTAACTTGCTGAATTTCAGTCTTAACCTCTTTCACCTGATTTTCCTGATGAGACTTCCATTCGGCAATACCCCAAGCCGTGCCTCCAATCACGCTAACCGCTCCGGTGATTGATAAGAAAATTTTTATATTATCTATTATGTATTGAAATATCTTTTTCATGTCAACCATACTATACTTATCAACAATGCTATAAACTTAAACATCCATAAAAAATGTTCTTTTGGAAATTTTGTCCACTCAAAAAACTTCTGACAAAGTATATCGTAAATTTTTGTTGAGCCAATATAAAACAAGGGAAGCTTTGCCGTGATATTAAAAACAAAGTCAAAAATTGCAAATCTCAATAAAACATAACCACCAAAAATATAAAACAACCCGTCATTCTTTAAACTCAAAACCCATCCAGCCATAAACAACGATAACAGAACTATTGTTAAGGCACGAT